CGAATCAAATTCAACCCCGTCCATTTTATACCTCTAAAAACTTCCTATTATGGATCCAGCTAATTGTAGACTGGGTCACGCCAAATTGTTTTGCTATATCTTTTTGATATATACCCTTATCTAGTAAACAAAGAATCTCGTTACGATCATCGTCACTCAATTTGCGAATAGCGCTATTTTTACTAATCAGTTGACGGGTAGAATCCTGAAAAGTCTTACCAGTAAGCGCTAGGCTAATTTTAGCTCTGTGCTCCTTTGATAAATTATGTCCACGCCACGGATGATTCGATGTATTGACTTGCGCTTGTTTCATACGAAGTCTTGAAGTAGAAGATCGAACCACCCCCAAGGAAGAACCCGCCTTGCGACAAATGTTATATCCCAGCTTATCAAACCTGTCATCTTTACAACTAGCAAACAAAAGAATGTCTAAGTAATATTGCTCGCGGGATAGAATTAGTGACCTCCACTCTTTCTTAGTAATATTGCTAGGTTTAATCACCTCTTCGAGAACCTCAAAAGTAAAAGTATCCTCCCCGTGTTTACTCCAGGACCGCTGGAGTTTAATTGAATGATGATTATTGTTACTCAGCCTAAACCTGTGTGTCCTCCACCTAGCAGCTAAATTTACAGCACTTCCAATATAGCGCTTGTTATTTAGTTTGTTTGTAATCCTATAAATACCGCTATTCATCATCCACCCCGTCAAGATATATTTCACAGACAGCATCGCGCCACCCCATATAGTCACCGTTTGCAATCCTAATGCCCGCGATCTGAGCTGAATCTAGGAACGGTATTAACGAATCAACGACATTGTCGATACCAACGCACGTATATGACTTATCATACACTATACCCGCCCCTACTATGTTACGAATTTTGATTAGGAGGTTAAAATCACCAAAGGCTCTAAACGTAGGAATATCATCTAGCGTTCCCTCTGTGGCAACTATATCGATATGAGCCTTGTTGAGGGAGGCGATTATATCACGACTGAACGACACTCCGGCTGAACCGGACTGCTTGGCGTCACCCATAAGCTGTGCTAGTGATCTAGTTGTATCACCAGCCGCGTTCAAGATTTCGCTACGAATGATATTAAGGTCCGCGCCCTTTAGGGTGTATTCCTCGTTATCCTTCATGTCACCTAGATCAGCTCCGAGGGTATGCTCGATGTTCGCCAAAATACGAACAGCCATACCTTTTAGCCGCTTCTGTAAGACCTTTTCAAATTCCATAACTTTCTCCTAACTGGGCTTAGCCCTGCCTTTGTTGACCTTACTCAGATCCCCGGGACCAGAGTATTTAGTTTGCATACCTAGTGTGTTTCTAGACTTATCTCCACGAAGTGCTTGATCTTCCACACCATCCTCACCTCTCTTCGCTAGGCGCTTTTGTTCACCCGCGAGTAGCTTACGAACGTTTTCTGGGTTGGCAGACTGCACATCTTCGACCCTCTCTGATTTCTTGGTTTTATTATAGTAGAAGTAAACACCGTATGAACAACTCGGATCATGGATATTGCCACGCTTATCGGGTCCTCTAGCTGCTGCCTCTTCCTTAACTCCACAAGTGCAATCCTCAGAGTATTCACCTATGACACTAAGGCTGACTTCGTGTGCATCACCCGTCTTATTCATTGCGCTTACCTTCTGATCAAAGGCGGATTTCTTACGTCCCTGTTCGCGCTTCTGATGTTGCTCTTCCAACCAACGGTCGAATAGCTTATCATCCTCCAACACTGCATCTGATGGCGACTCCATTGATTCATATGCAGAGTCATATACTTGTGACCAATAGACCAGTCGAAACTGATCTAGAGTCAGGTCATACATTTCTCTATCGAATAGAGTCTTTACGCCGCGATTCTCTTTAGACCCCATCCATTTACAACGCCAAAACCCAGAACGTGCGACGCGACGAATAGACGCCTCATCCGCTATAGACTCATCGTAGTAAGCCCTCATTAGGTTGGCTACTAATCGTGTATCTGTCTCTGCCTTTAGGATATCCATACTGGACCAAATCTGGTCCATATCCGGAAACGACAATGTAGCGCAGCGAAGAAAGTAACTTCCCCTCTCGCACTCCGCTCTGTATTCCGCACTAGGTAGCTCAATGAACTGAGTGTAATCAGCTTCAAGCTTCATGATAGTCTTAGTGATCGATACGATCATTTTATCGAGCTTAACCAGCTTGCCAGTTGGCTCTCGACGCTTTGACCTACCCCTACTATCCAACATCTTGGAGTTCATCTCGTATTCACGAGCCTTAACCTGAAGAGCCAACTCACTTCGCAATGACTTCATATCATCGTCGTAAGCTGCCTTCCATAAGCCATTTTCAATAGCTTGTTTCTTTAACCCATCCCTCTTGAGGAGTCCGTCTGTCTCATCTACCATACTCTGATAGATGTAATTACCCATGTTCTTCTCTTCTAGAGTTAGCGGACGAATTACATACGTGACCTTCTCATCCTTAGCGTTTGGGACCTTTATGATCCTGTGACCCCAGATGATAGCATCTAGTAGCTCGATTACATCCTCGTTAGATTGTGACATGATGCCAAGTTGTGCCCTGCGCAATATGTTCAATTAATCGTAAAGATGTATTCATTTGATTGGCTATATCAATCTGTTTGAATCCGTTACATAACATCTTTTTGATACTTTTGACCTGTTGTATAGTCAGCTTGGCTCGACCATTACTCTCGCCCTTATTGGCCCTTGAAAGATTCTCCTTATGAGTATTAGAAAATTTCTTTACCTTGCCAGATTGAGACATGCGATTTCGCGTCGCTAATGAGAACTTCTTACCTAAATGAGCCTTACTTATCTTAGCTTTTGTCTCTTCGCTATGTTTAAATCCTAATCGACTGCCAGCAACACGGACCACATTATAGCCCAACTTATGAAATCGTTGATCGTCACAACTAGCAAATAATAGAGTATTCAAGTAGTATTGTTCGCGCTCAATACAAACCGAAGGCTCACATTTTTCAAGAATCTCAAATAGAAATACATCAGCACTATATTTACTCCAAGCACTTTGAAGATGTCTATTGCAATGCTTCTTAGCTACTAATCTTCCTCGATGATGACCCCATCTAGTCTTAAAAGATTCTGTGGTGCTACCTATATAAACCTTTCCACTAACCAAATTTTTAATTTGGTATATACCAGTATCCATCTCATCCCTCTATTAAAGAGAACCTACCCCCTTTTTAAAAGAGGGTAGGTTATATCACTCAACCTCTAGTCTTATGAATCATCGAACAGGTTCGGGAATGGGGCTGAACCCACGTTAAACCTACCACCACGATCAAACACTAGCACGCGGTGGTTCGGTTGGAACCTGTCATGGCTGATGCTTAGCGCGTTAAACGAACTGAAGTTGTAGGTAACAGTCATATTGTCACCACCAGCTTCACCACCACCCACGTCAACAGTAGTCAGAACGTTGGAGTCTCCAGCGTCTACCTGCATACCATCGCAAGTGCGAATGATGATTGTGTTCAGCGCGGTCGAGTCTGGACCACAGTCTACTTCGGAAGTCGCATCGATCAGGTCACCCTGCGAAGTGATTACCTCGATTGCAGTCGTAACCTCCACGGGGAAAGTCACATACTTGGTGAACGGACGCTTCGAGCCTAGCTCAAAGATATCGTCACGACCAATGTCTGCTGTAATTGTGATCGACTGAAGGTGTTCAATAATACCACTCGTGTTGGCGTCAGCTACTAGCTGAGTCAACGGGTTTCCAGCAGCGTCTACAGCGCCGGAAGACCCAGCGGAGATGTAACCCTTCTGCTCTAATTGCAAGGTGCTAACACCAGAACCAAGAGCCACGGTAATACCTGGGATGTCAGACGGAAGAATTGAACGACGGATGTCTACTTCTTCACGACGTTGCACGCCAGAACCTACAACGAGAACGCCGAAGCCTCCATCGCCACCTGCTAGTTCCTGCTTGCCACCGAGTGGTTCGTGACCGAACACGCCAGAAGGAACACCGACCGGTGTCTCATTCGTTGGTGGGGTAAGGGCTGGGGGATAAACCGAAATGGTTTGGCCTGGGATGCCCGCGTCAAAGTTTGCCCACTTCTTGTCGTTTCCAACCATTGAAACCGACTCGGTTACCGCGCCATCCACAGGGAAGGTGTAGGTAACAGTGGATAGATACATGCCCGATGCTAGGACAGTCGACAGCGGAGCTGCGGTGTCTGCACGGAACTTAGTATCCGAGTAAATGCTAAGGATAATGTCGCTGCGATAAAACGCAGTCTTTCCAACCAAGTCCGTGAACAACGGATCGGTCAGCATGAACCACAACGGCTTAGTGCCATCGATAATCTTCTCTAGGGTGACCTCTACATCTGGCTGACGCTCAGAGTATTCGTAAAGCTCGACTTGACCTAGTTGGAATACGGTCTCGCGGTTAAAGTTGGTCGACATTGCTGCCGACTGCATACCACGGGGGACTTCCCAAAGGCCAGCGACTTCGTCTACGGAGTCACTTGAGAAAAGTCCCGAGGCATATTCGCGGGAGTTAAGTGGTGCAACGCTGTTGGTCGGAGCCGCAGCATTATCCTTGATCGCCACTTGTTCTAGGGCGTAAAAAGTTCTGCGATTAGTCATATGATAACCTCCTATTTGCGTATCTGATCAGATGCATCTGTGAGCAGTATGCTCATCCAGATTATACACTAAACCCCTATTTCCGCTACTGTCTTATTCAGCTCTCCATATTTCTTCCATCTATACCCTCTAAAGATACATCAAAACCAAATGGTGTCGTAGGCATAATTGGATAAGTTTCTACTATCATCCGGACCACAGCCCTCTCAAACACGTCCTGCTGGGTCGTAGAGTCACTAAAGAAGCTATCCAGGTCTACTACCTCGGTTTCCTCAATAAAGCCCCTAAAGGCGATTGGGTTAACCCCAGAGAACGACGGTCCCGGCAGCGGTTCATTCTGAGCTAAACTAATATATGGCACGTATTCGGGACTTAACTCATTCTTGAGTCCAGACAGTGGCAGCGGGGCGATGTTGTAGTTAATGATCGGAAAGCTCTTCCTTTGCTGGAAGGATACTAGGTCAATCAGGTTATCCCGGGTGCTTTCGTCAAGAGCCCAAATCTCACAGGTTAGTTCATCTCGGGCGACTAGGGATCTGTCACCTAGTTGATAATTGCTGAACGTCCTACCCATATTCTCCACGAAGATAATAGGCAGGGGTGATATTCTAGTGCTACCCGATGGGTAGACTAACTGCCCCGCCGAGAATGGATTAGTCTTATATTGCTGCTCCAAAACACCCTGCCGAAGCTGGTCATTGAACTGACGTAGATCTAGGATCTGAACAGTCTTATAGGTGTAATCAGCATGGACTATTGTTTCTAGAGATAATGGACCGTCAAAGATCACACGACCATTGATGTGGTCAATGCTGTGAGGATAGACAGGGTCGTCTTCTAGGCGGAATGAACCATCAATATAGACGCCACTTGCTCTAAATGCAGTAGGCCACAGATTGAGAACCACTGACGGATTCAGCGCTGGTGGCGGATCGTAAGCCCAGTTTTGAAAAAGAGACTGCCATACCTGACCAGCGCTATAACCACCTTCAGCCAACACCTCTTCTCCGGTGTCGGGAACTAAGACACTTAGGTCTTGCCCGTCGTAAAATTGCTGACCTGATGTAATAGTGTCATAGCAGCCATCTCTCATCAGCTCGGCGTCAAGAAACTCGCGAAACGAGTTTTTCATAAGGTATCTCAACTTGTGGAACACTTAAACACCTCCGATATGTGACCAGCGGCGACCGGTTTTGATATTTGAAATAGTGATTGGTTTGACATTGAACTGTTGAGCGATGACGACACCCTCCACCTAGCCTGGAATCCACCCTTGCCAGCAGCACTACCAATGTAGCGCTTCCCATTCACAAGGTTTCGTATTTGATATACTCCGGTCTTCATATTATCCTCTCAGTAATCCTCGAACTGTTGCGTTCATCACGCGCCTAGACCATGTGCCGAGTTCTAGCTTCATGCGAAGCCACCATGTGTCCCAGAAGCCGTTGTATTTGCTACTAGGAGAATAGTTTGAACTACTACCACCAAACGCTTCGGCTGGTGATTTCTTACCGCTCCTAGAGCGATTGCTTAGCATGATAGCCGCAAACTCTCCCGCATTCCCTCTTGTCCTAGATGACCTCAGAAGGTTCTCTGCAATGTTCGCACGTCGCATGTTGATCTTCTTAGGTGACTTAGAATTGGAAGACACTCTATTGAGTGACTCCTTAATGTCGCTTACTCTGACCATAGAGAATCCAGGGGTTCCGCCAGACACAAAGTCTGGACCGGTAACTAGACTCAGCCAAGAAAAGAATGGCCCCTTTGTTCCACTCTCAAACTTGCTGGGGTGTGGAGTAAGCTTTAGAAGGCGGCGCTGGTCAAACGTAAATTTGATTTGTGGACCATCACTACGCACCACAACATCCACCTTGATGGCTTGTAATAGAGCGGCTTTTAGGTTCCTAATTGATTCCTTCGGGTCTGGCAAACCTATTTCACCAGCGCCTTCTTTACTCATGATGAACTTAGCGAATGGCTCCTGATCTATTTGTCGTTGAGGTTTGGCGGTTCCCAGGGATCTATTCATGACCCTCACGTTAGAACTTCCTGCACCAACTAGACCAGCAATAACTGACTCAATAGCGGTCTTGATTAACTTTTCAACTCTAGATGCGTTCTTACCAAAGATCTGGGTCAGAATGTCACGTCGAGCAATACTTGCCACACTACGCTTATCGTTAGCCCCATTCATCTTGAATGTAAACTGAGCCGACTTGCGCTTACCTTTGATTGAAGCTACTGCACCAGGAGAGCCAGAGAATGCTGCGGCTGTGACACGCTTGAGTGCCTCACCTACATTCCTCATCTCCTCCTCTAGGGACACCTCAATCTTATTCTTTGCCATTATGGATTCTGAGCCTCGTTGATGATCTTCCACTTTGAGATCAGATAACGAACGTCACGGTAGCCGATAGGGCGTGATGATTCAAACTTATAGCGTCGCCCATCGATCGTAGCTGACTGACACTGAGATAGGTGTGGACCAGACTCGATAACGGTGGTGGTTGTAAGTTCACCCTTTAGTAGCTCGATACCACCCTTCTCGTCTGGCGCTTTGGGACCATGCTTGATCTGCGCAATATATGAAACGTCACGATGGACTAATTGCACCGCTGGCATTCTAGTTGTTGAAATCGGGCTTGGAACCTGCCTACCAGCACGACGTTGGAACGGGTTATAATGGACTGCTGATGCACTTGCTTGAACACCTGATGCATCTAGAGTCTTCTGAGGCGTAAGGTGTAGAACAATAGTGCGCCCTAATGCAAAGAATGCACTGTCAAAGATAGAATCATAGCAGTTCTCAAATTCATTTTGAATATCACTGAATGAACCATCATCTGGTGATGGAGTTCCTAGTGGATTTACGTTTATCTTATCGACCATGACTACTCCTAACGAATGTGAATGCGAACCCTAGCCCAACCTGCGGTTGGAATTGTGGCTGGCTGTGGATCCACGATAGCTTGATTACCCGCAACCCTCATGGAGGAAACACCAATAGAGTTAGCTGAAACCCTAATAGTGGGATCGTTTAATGCGCTATCAAATGTTCCAATTCGTCTATTGCTAAATGTTGTGTTCGATGTGATTAGACCGGATGGCGCTAAGTAGACAGGAGCACCAGGACGAATCGTAGAGGCATCTACGTGTGGATGGATAGCATTTGTTACGACAATACCCAGAGTTATGTATGGGGCACGACTAAAAGCCGGGTATGCCCTCCTGGTGCTCCACGGGGCAATTGCACGAAACAAATCAACTTCCTCAAAATCATACTGTTGCAATCCTAATGGAATTGTATCCCGCGTGGGGTTTGCCTCATATACAGCATATTGAATACCACTAAGCGTAGCTAAAGACAGAATACCTCCACGCTCAGTTTCAAACGGCACAACGTAGTCTGCGCGTTGGTCTGATACCTGCTGATCGACACCGAGGGCCATTATGTATACCTCCAGGTTTTACCAGTCTTAATACGCGAAACTCCGTTTTTCATCAGCAATTCACCTTCATAAACTTGCGCAGCTTGCGACGACGAGACTGCTTCGACCTGTTGGTCGTGAATCCAAATGCCTTACATAGAGAACACATTTGCTCCCAATCAAGGTAGCGGATTTCGTGATACGTAAAAGACAACTTCGGAAAGCTCTTTCCGGGGAATAGCTGTTCTAGCACATCCTGTGTGTATGATGCTTCAATTAGGCTACTGCGAGCATCTTTGAATACTTCCCACGGCACAACTACAGGAGCGTGTCTTTCTAGATAGCCATAGATTCGCCTCCCATTGATCATGGTCGACCCATATGGATGACGGAAGAATACGAGCACTAGTAGCCTCCGGGACCATAGCCACGACCACCATTACCACCGTAACCACCGTATCCACCACCATATTTGGGGATGCTGACATCACGACCAGCGCCACCGGCAAGCCTCCAGCGGAAGTCTGCGACTGCATGCTCAAGCTCTTTCCTAAGTGCATCTAGATTGAACTTAGTAAGGTCTGCACGATGACTCAAGCGACCGACTGCCTTTGAAATGGTCACACCATCAGCATTGGTTGCGGACACTCCGTCTCCAGCAATACCTACAAGACCACTACCGAATGAACCAGCAGTGTTTTGATTTAGACGCTGCAAGGCTACCGACTCACCACTTAGAAGAATCTCTTCCATCTGTAGAACCAGAATGTCTGCATACGGATCAGTGGCAGGGTCGATTGTTCCTACCGAGAGATTCAGTGTTAGGGTTGGGGTCGAAATCCTAGTTGAGAAAGCGATGACCCAAATGAAGTGACTGTCATGAGATACGTTAACTAGTCCTAGTCTACGGTTCAACCTACTTACCGCCTTCTTCATTGTTCGACGCATCAAGCCGTCTGTGAAGATCATAGCGTCTGGATCTCCAATATCAATTCGAACTCGGTCGAAGATACTCTCAACGCTATTCCCTGCTGGGTTAGCGAATGATGTTGCTAATGTTGCGTCAGCTACGCAGAATAGTTCTGTAGACTGTCCACTAGCTGATGTGGTTACGATATCCCACTTGATACTCCAGTCTTCACCTAACTGGAATCCAGTAGGAATTAAGGCACCAGAGGCGGTATAAACACCAACCCCAGTCTTGGTGCCGACCGTCTCGGTTACTGCCTCAACACCAGTAGGATCAAAGATCCTGAAAATGATGCTCGTTGGATCAAGAGGTGCGCCATTTTGACCGGCTGTGATGTAGATGTCAAGCTCGGTGGCAGCGGTGCCAACTGTTAGTATTTTGCCGTCCTGTGCCATGTAAGCCCTCCTTATTTAGCGTAGATATGTCTATAATACACTAACTACCCTGTAAACAAAAAAGGGGTGGCTAAAGCCACCCCCTCTCTTCTTTTATTGTCTAACCCGTTAGGACTAGAACGCTCCGAGGAGCACCCTACGGTTATCGAGGCAGGCGAAGCCATGACGCATCCAACCGAAGACACCCATGCGCTGGAAGCGCGTTAGTGCATCATCGTCGTATACCTCAAGCTCTTCCTTGATCGGCATGACGAACGAATCGTCAGCGGTAAGGTCAAGACCCACACAGAACTGCTCAGTGCCACCCGGCTTGGCGAGGCTAAGGACAGTCTCTAGGAAAGCGTCATACTCTTGATCTTGACCGAATTCGGTCATCGAGTGCATGATGACACCGTAGATCTGAGCAAGGCCCTTATCGGCACTTGTAAAGATCTCACGACGAGTGAACTCATCGATACGGCTTGCGTCCCACGAGCGGACACATTCCATTGCTTCCAACGATAGGTAAAGGTCAGTCAAACGACCACCGTTACCGTTACCACCAGCACCACGAGTCATCGCGGTATGAAGACGGCTTACTAGCTCCTTCGTGAATTCACCAGGATTCGGAGGAGTCGTGAGACAACTAGACGAACCAGTGAATGCGGCGGTGCCACTTGCTTCTACAACTAGACCACGGTCTGCGGCTGCTGCGAGAACGGTTCTCCAGCCATCAGAATTGATCTTGCGAACGAAGCCAGCTTCGAACACTTGTAGGGCGCGCTTGACAACATCCCAACGGGCTTCCTTCATGAACTTAATGTCCCAGTCGATCGAGTTACCGATCTTGAAGGTTGGCACGTTGATCTCAGATGCCTCAACACGACGCTCTGGCAGGCGACCCTGCTCGGCTAGCGTGTATGCTGTGTAGCTGTCCTCGTCACCAGGGCGAACAAAGTCTAGCGGGTAGCTAGCAGTTGCGCCATAGGGGATAACTTGCGGGGTGTAGATGTCACCTAGGTTGTCTGCATCAAAGATGCCACGACGTAGGGGTGCAACTAGTTCCGCTGCGAATGCCTTTCTTGCTGCTTCTGCCTTTCGTTGATCACGATCGGCCATCGCACGCAGAAGGTCGAGCGTCTGCTCATTTTGCTTCTCATACATTTTCAGTTCCTCCGTGATTATTGAAGTTCGATGCGAACTCGGGCATAGCCGTCAGAATCGACAGCAGTCATAAACTGACCAACGCGCTGATCGTCACTAGCGTCAACCGCAAGATTGGCGTTGCCAATGTTACCGTTAGGTGCTAGGAAAGCAGGCTGACCCGGAGTAATTGCAACGCCACCGTTCGCGATTACTAGATCTGTATCTAGTTCTCCACGACGTAGTAGTGCAACAACAGTGCCGATGTCGTCAGTGTCGTATTGGGTGCGCTCCATCTCCTTGGCGTAGTTAAACGCTTCACGAGTATTAAGCAGGACACCGATTGGGTAAATGCCAGAGGCACCTACTTCAGCGGCGGTTCCACCCGCGATATCCACAAGTCCCGCGACTCCAGATGCGACTACTAGTGTGCCCGGCTCTCCAGCGCGGTTCAACACATACTGCATCGTGGTCTCGTGACGGTGGCTTAGACCTCCACTCTTAAGTGCCATAATTAGACCTCCTTCTTGGTGTTCTTAGCAGGGATGAGGTTAGCAACTAGACGACCCATTGGGGATTCGCCGTTACCGCCTTCCTGCTCAGCGTTTGCGCCAGCTAGGTTAGGCCCGTTGACCTCTTCGAACATGGCGTTCAAGTCCGCAGAAGCGCCAAGCTTCGAACGGGGGACGCGGGGCATGTCCATGGGGGCACGACCGAGTCCGGGACGGAGAACCGCGCCATGATCATCAATCGGGGTCTCACGATCCATCGGCTCCAGAAGACCAGCTTCGGCATCGGGTGCCTTCTTGTCCTTCTTATCCTTCTTCATATTCTTCTTGAGATCGATCATCTTGTTAGCGAAGATCTTCTTCTCATCTAGCCACTCAGCATAAGCTTCGTCAGAAGCCTTGCTTAGGCCAACAGTTACAAACTGCTTGACTTCCGCTTCTTCCATCTCTAGGATGGTAGCAAAGAGATACTCGATCTCATGCTTACGCAAATCCTGCTTGATGGTTGTTAGCTCTGCCTTGAGGGCAGTATTCTCTTCAATAAGCTTGGTGTCAGCTTCTAGATCCTTGTTTTCAACAAGAGCGGACGCTACTGCCTTGCGGCTATCAGCAATCCAAGCAATCTTCGCAGCAAATACTGCGTCGCCAGCGCCTACACCCTTAACTTCCAAAGCCTTGTCGATCTTAGCGATCTCAGCAGGGATGTCATTGGTTGCGCCGGAGTATGCTCGGTCGATTGCCGATCGAAGCGTATCTAGAGCAGCCTGTGCCGTAGCAAGGTTGCTTTCTAGTTGTGCGTTATCTGCCTTCGTCTGTTGTAGATCAGAAACGATGCGCTCGCTGGCTTCGATACGCTTTTGCGCGTCGAGTGCAAGTTGAACACCCTTCTGGATCTCTTCAGCGCTGGCAGCAGCACGATTCAGATCGTTCATATTAACCTCCATTGGTTCCTTTTTACTAAACAACGTTGTTTGTGTGACTTCTTGATCCTGAGTCAGATGGTCACTACTCGCCTCCACTACCTCCGCCTCTGCGAGCGGATCGAAAGCAAAGTGGTTCAGAATAAATGAGCGTTTGTTAGCTGGACGATCTACGAAGGCTACGCCTCCAAAGGTTACTCCAGATAGTGCTCTACCGATACGCATACCATTATATCTACCAGTTCCCCCGCATACGCGAAGGTGACCGTCCAGGAAGGCGGTCTCTGGCTTACGTGCAATGCTGTCGAATAACTCTCCACCTTGGGTGTATAGCCCGTAGTCGTAGTCATCAAACCAGCACTCCATTGACACGAAAAGATCGCCCTTTTCAATACGTTGGACGATCTGTTCCGCAGTGGCTTTAATATGAGGAAGGTGGTGCCAAACTACACCTTGGATGACCAGTTCAATTTCCTGATCTTCGATTTCCTCGACTGCCAAGGTCTTACCTTGGAGATCACGAGCTTCTACGGCATACATAGCTCCAAGGATTTGCTCATCCTTGTGCTGCCAATTCATTGGCTTAAGTATGGGGCTCGAAATTGCGCGCTTAAGTTCTTCGCGGGTAAAGGCATCGTCGTTATCGTTGATGCCCTCGCTCACCAATACTGCTTCTACATGTAGCAAGTCAGGTTGGGAGTTTAGCTTATCCACACCACTGATTTCGAACGAAGACAGCGCTGCGCTTGCTTTAAGGTGATCCACCTTAGAGGGTCGCGCAAACTTAATCTCCCTTACGGCTACAGCTCGTAGTTTTGGTGTGTTGTTTACCATGCCTACTTTATACACTAAGTCTTACTGTCTAGATGACAGATTTCAGTTAATCTTAGACCAGTGTGACGTTTTAGGCTGGTTGTAACTCATTACTCCTCTTCAGTCTGCTCAGTAATGAATGTCTTACGAATAGGAGCTTGGATCTCTGAGGGGTCAACAGAGTCATTACGGACTCGGTCATATCGCCCCTTAGAACCAGTAGGATCTACAACGTGAGCGGCAGTCTTTACTCCACCAATCGAAAAGGTGATACGGTTGATGCGGTTGCGGTTAGGATTTGGAGTCTGACCGTCAAACGGACCTGGATTAAGTGAAGTTGCCATAATTAGTCAAGTTCTTTTTCTGCTGGTGGTGACTTGCGAAGAGTAAGTGTTTTTTCGATTAGCAGACCGTCATCATCAGATTCTTCCATAGTGATACTGAGATCGCAATGAGGGTAGTCTTTGTCGTTGGAGCAGTAAAGCGAGATTTGCTTCGCTGAAATAGGTTGTCCGTGTAACATCAGCATGGTTCCTTCCGGCGTTCCATCGCTGACAATCACAATAGCTGGCTGGTCTTGCGCGACCGTAGTCCCTAGTTCGGCAGCTAGAATGTTAATTCGTTCGGCTGCTGCTAGTTCGATGCCCGACCTCATCTCGTTGTTTTCTGGAGTAGATGACATCACTTCTTTTCCTCTTCTTTAAGTTCTGTTTCGGCGGCTTTAACAACGCGAAGTAGTCTACCAAGCCATAGGATTCCCTTACCGATCCAGGTCTTAGCTGTCCCTAGCCATTGTAGAATCTTCTTCATCATCGTTATCCTCTAGTAGATCTGCGTTAATCGCGGCGAATGCATTGCACATCAGGTCAACCCTCTGCTCCTTAGTGGTAGCGTCTGTGAGACCGTCCTGATACAGAGCCACGATTCGTTGGCATTTCTCCGTAGAGAAAGTAGACTCATCAGCTCTCAATACATCATACACTAAATCTTGGGTTAATTCCGTCTCTGGATTTAAGGCAGCTAGACTATAAATTACGGTGGTTTCCAGTTCTACCTTTTGTGCCTTAGTAAGTGACCTAGAGTCCCTAACCTGTGAAGCTTCTACCACTAGTTGCGTAGCGGAATCATTAAGCAGCTTCGCTGCCATAGCTGCAAATCCGTGATGCTTCTGGAAGAGCTGAATAGCGCCCATCCCCTTAGGCTTCGTATTGCGCTTCTTAGTCTGTGGAGTGCCCGTTTTAACCGGACGACCACCAGCTCCGCCAGGAGCCTTGGGCTTGGGTCTAGGTGCCCCAATATCGCCACTCTTGAATGGGCCACGAGAAACCATAACCGGAGGACGGAACTTGTCGTCATCCTTCTTAACGCCAGGATTCTCCTTCTCTTTGATGACCTTCTCAAATTTCTGACGTTCGGTCTCAATATTGAAGTCGGTCCCAAATTGCTCAAGCATTGATTCGTCAGAGACGATACCTCGATCATACAAGTCGATCCATAGCTTTCGTTCAGAGTTCTCGTCGCGTAGATTCATCAACCCCCACTTGATGATCGGGAGACGCCTAAACTTCATTGCATCAGCGATCTTCTTTACTTCAATTCGCAACCAGTCTTCAAGCTTGCAACGAATAGTCTCAAGCTTTTCTAGTAGCAACTTGATGGACATGAAAGAGTTAGCAAAGCTACCCTTGCCAGCCATAACCGACTCGGAGACGCCTAGTGCCGCATAGATGTCCTTATCAATTTGCTCATACTTCTTTGGGTCGAAGATATTGCCCATGTTGGGTTGCAAAACCTTACCATCGATAAGATTGTCCCATACAAGGTGGTGAACCTGTGATCCGCCAGATAGAGCTGCCGCAACACGTTCAATTTGCTCTTCAGTAGGAATGAAGCCTTCCTTAACGTCACCTAGTTGAATTAGGGTGATCGCCTGCTTCATTGACTCCACAGCGGAAATCTCTGCATCGCGCATAAGGCGCTTAAACATGACTTCCTTGTTCGCTGGGTAGATTTGAGGCGTAGCCCAATCTTCATAGTCAGCCTTGGTGATGTCCTGAATCACAGATAGGCGAGTCTCGTCCAAACGAAGTTCTGCCGCGTATGCGGAACCTTGCTTGGCTGGAAGAAGCTTACCCTTAAAGATCTCCGGTAGGTTGACCTTCGTAGTGCCGATGTCGTCGTAGTAGCGATAGGACATAAACCTAGAAAGCGGTGCCATGTCGCGCTTGCTCAACAGCATCACCCAGTAGTGTTCATTAGCGAAGCGGGATCCACGTGGCTCCATCTGTAGTGGATTCAGAGAGATATACTCCCATGGGATCAGTGCATCCTTTTGCTTGACATCTTGTGCTGGGTCAGTGTTCGAGTTGCGAGTGTCGCCCGCTACTCGGTTCATCATAACCTCATTGACACTTCCGTTAGCGGCCTCTGCGTGACATGCGTCGCTTAACTCCTTGAGTTGGGTGATTTGATCATCTACTAGCTCGACGGCGATCGTCTTATCACGAAGCCTCCTACTACCATCTTCTAGTTGCACCACAAGCTCGTTACCGATAACTTGTGCGGCGATACCACGCTTCATAGCAGTCTTGTCAGCCGTCTTAAGCTTCGCTTCCTTAGTCCAGATAAAGACGTTACCAGTGCTTAGAAGGTCTACCACGAAACGATGTAGACGCTCCTTTAGTCGAACCTTGGTTACCCATGCCTGATAGAAGTTGTGAACAGTCTCGTCCTCATGGACTAGGTCAATGTTCTCCACCGTAAAGTCGGCGAGTAGATGGACGATAGTTTGGACAATACCTTCAGTCTTGTATAGAAGGACACATTGAGCAATACGTTGATGGTTGATGTTTACCTGACCACTACGACCGTATACCCACCCCTCTCGCCCCTGGTATCCATTTCCACCAAAGCCACCGTATCGTGCGGGATTGCTATGTGGGTCAGATCCACCAAAACCACCTCCAAAACCACCACCACCGAATTCGACAGGTGGGGAATAAAGGTTACTTCCCTGGTTGTCACCATAAAATCCGAAGCCAGCCTTGGCTTGGGTGCCTAGGATTACGCCACGCTTAGAGTCTCTATAGAGTTCCCTAAACGTATTCGCGTCTCCAGGCGTAGCCTGAATGTCAACAATGGGCGCATCCCTTACGATGTCTGCTGGTGTTGCTCCAGTCGTCTTGTTACCCGGTTCGTGTTCTGCCATACTGTAATCTCCCTGAGCGGATCGCAATCATCAAAAAGACGATCACCTGCCCCTATGATACACTAATATGGGTATAGGTCTTGCCAGAACATAGACTAAGCACCGTCGCATACCCCACGTCGAACTCCTCGGCGAGGCGTTTCTTATAGACTCCGCACTTAGTAATCATGATATCGGTGTTTCAACACACCAACCGTCTGGATGCTCCTTCATCATGTCAATTTTAGCTGCATCTAACTCTTCTCTAGATGTAGCTATGACCTTAGACACGGGATCATCCTCCGGACATGGGGGTTGTCCGGGATGCTCCACCAGTCTATAACACCGCACTTCACACGGATACTTAATTGGATCGTTGAGCATTAGTATGCTACACCCCCTTTCCATCTCATGGGGCGATAACCATCACCCGGTCCACCCTTACGATTCTTGAGAATCTCCTGAGGTGATCCACCGTATGCCTTGCCCCAGCCCTTTTCGTGACCATGACCCTTGATCATACGTGCCGCGTGACCAGCCAAAAGCAGGGCACTATAACGGTCTCGGCGTCTCACATCCAGACCATCGGGTTGGTCAACCATCTTCTGTAGTCCAAAACCCTCTGTTCCCTTTTCTGTCACTGTCATAACGATCGCACACAGCTCATTGGTAAGCTCGTCAATCTCACGGTAGTTACCAAGAGAGGCAATTTCGCCATCATCGTCCTCTGTGCCATAAAGCAAGTCATTGATATGCTCAGCACATAAGACATGTTCGGCATCTTCGTAATCAAACTCCGGAGAGTCTATCAGACGCTTAGCGTGCTTATTCATCACGATGTCGTCGTCAAGACGCCCCGGGAATAGGATGCTCTTCATAATGATGTCGCGCTTAAGTGCGTGGTTAGCTGGCGCGGTCCATGTATGAAAATTGACCATCTCTAGAATGCGACGTGCATTCGGGATGGCTTTGTATTCGTCGCTTGGTTCAATCTCGATGATGGGCTGCTCACCTTCTCGGAGATACTTGGCTGAGGCCAGCATTTCCTGAATCGTGTCACCACCACCACCTTTGTCACAGGCGATGTATGCCATGTTGGGAAAACGTGACAATACGTCTTTAATCTTGCCAATACTGACTTCCCACTTCGCCTTGTTCCAAGACTCGGTGTAGACTACCTGTGCTGTAGTTCCGACTAGCTTAAGGACAACTAGCCCGAAATTGTCGTTCCAACGAGCAGGGTCGAGTCCCATAACATACTGAAACCCGGGCTCACCATACATTTCGTAATGAACCTCGTCAGGGTTACCTTTACCAAAAGAAGCTTCGTCAATGATTGATCTAGGAAAGAATCCATTTGTGTCCTTGCTGAATTTGCATTCGTATTCGTGTCCAAAAATAGTGGGGTCCATGATAGCCTTGTGGTTTGCCACAATGTCATCATCGAGGAAGCCTTCAGGCATCCCATAGTAGGGTAGCGCGAACACTGCGTATTCATGCCACACCTTACCCCAACGCTCTAGCATCTCATCTGAGACGCTAATAGTTCCATCGCGGCTCTGACGACGTAAACCCTCTTTGATAGCCTGAGGGTCACCCTTAGAGCGCGCAAAGATGTTGTATGCCTCGAAGCGTCGATAGAAATGGTTGAATTGATAGGTCGCCGTTCCTGACAGCACCAATTGGTTGCCGTTAGCTCGGCTCGATTTTTCGACCAAGTCAACAACGTCCTGATTCGCGCCTAACTCCTTCAATCTCCGAATAAACGAAGCTGTGACTACCGCCTCTGCCGGGTCCGCCTTAACACTCAAGAACGGACCAATAGCTGTGTCAAAGACAGAGTCATCAATAGACGCCACCTCATCACATACTAGCGTAGTTGCACGCATACCACGCACCTTGCTACCGTCGCCGACTGGGATGCCAGTGATCTCGGTGTTGCTGCCCACCTTGATGTAAACCTT